TCTGACTTGAAAAGGCCGGTATTCAATACACGGCCTGTGCATCGGCTCTTCGCCGACGTGGAGGTCTCGAGGAAATGGCACGTCTGTTCCGCTCTCTGCGAAAAATCGCAGTAGCATAGACCAGCCGTCCGTTTCTTGAGTGACCGAGACAGGAACCGATACCCAAACCAATCTCTCAAGCCTTTGTTGCGCTTGATTGACTCGTTTGCGTGGTTCCTTGCACCCTTCAGGTACTTCAGGAAGGGTCGGGGTCGTGAGACCTCGAATACCTTCCTTCCCTATGTCCCGGGCGGATAATCCGCAATCGGGTGTCGGAATCGTGCCATAGATGGCCGTAAGCCGACCTGCGATGTAATCGTAGCAGTGGAAGTACTTGTTCTCATGTAACGTTGTTGCGACTTCGCAATAGCTAGTGAGAACGTCAGGGCAGCGGAGTGATGACCAGACAGTCTTTAAACGGACTGGAGTGACACAAACGCCTTTGTAGGCGTCCATGCCACAGGACTCTCGGAAGAGTCCACTGGTACAACTCTTATCGCGGTTGATTTTCAACCCAAACGATTCGAGTATGATCATTGCGTTCTCGGCTTTCGCCGTTTGGACAATGACATCATCCCCATACACATAAACGGTTTCCGGGTCGAACCACTCTTTATTAGAGAATGGCCCATAATGGATTCCGTTCGCGTCGAATACTTCCAAACCAGCGTTCAGAAGCGCCCATACAGTTAACGCCAACACGGGAAAGCATAGAGCTGACCCCATTGGCGCGAACTTGTGAAGCGCTATAATCTGGCCGTTCGGAAGTTCCGTTCCTAAACTTCTACTCGCCATGAGTGCGGTTAAAACCGGCTCAGGGAAGAGTAGGCGAACTAAACCAACAGATACTCTGTCACTGGCCTCATTTAGGTCTAGTGTTGAGTACCGACCGTTAAAACTACCTTGTAAGGCAGCAAAACGGTTTGGCTGTTGATCTGTGAAACGCACATTGTCTCTTGTGAGGCCGTGGCGTTCCACTAACTCAGTGATTGCCTTACTCAGTCCTTGCTGTATCCACTGGAAAGCCAGTGGTTCGGCAGAGATGAGACGAGGC